AAAGAATTCGTAAAAGCGGACAAGGGCCGCAAATTTTCAGAAGGTGGCGATATGAAAGAGTCCAAAGAGATGATGAAGAAGGAAGTCGGCTTCATGAAAAAGGCTGGCGCTCCCAAATCCATGATCAAGCATGAAATGAAAGAAGCTGGCATGAAGAAGATGGCTGGCGGCGGTCTAACTGCTGGTCACAAATCCGCTGACGGGATTGCTACCAAAGGCAAGACCAAAGGCAAACACATCGCTATGAAGCGCGGCGGCAAGTGCTAATAGGAGCCAATCATGATGGATGAAATTTTCGAGAAAGAAAAGAAGAAGCCCAAAGGTATCCGGGGCGGCATCTACACCGAAGATTCGGGTTTGCCCCCTCCGCAAGACGTTGATGGTGGCTCTGCTCCTCCTCCCAAGAAGCCTAAGAAGATGGCCAAGGGTGGTAGTGCTTCTTCTCGTGCTGACGGTTGTGCTGTTCGCGGCAAGACCCGAGGAAAGATGGTGTAACCATGATGTCCAGCCGTGGCATGGGCGCTATCCGCCCATCTAAAATGCCCAAGGGCGTGATCAAGCCACGTCGGGACGACACGGACTTTACTCAGTACGCCGAGGGCGGCAAGGTCAAGTCCAAGGTCAACGAGGCTGGCAACTACACCAAGCCGGGCATGCGCAAGTCGCTGTTTGAGTCGATCAAGTCTCGGGCAGTGCAAGGTACAGGCGCAGGCCAATGGTCGGCCCGCAAGGCACAGCTTCTGGCCAAGCAGTACAAGTCTCGTGGGGGCGGGTACAAATGAAAGACCCGCAGCAGTCGCTCAAGGACTGGGGTACCCAAAAGTGGCAGACCAAGTCTGGCAAACCGTCTTCTAAGACGGGGGAGCGATATCTGCCTGAGAACGCCATTAAGGCGCTCAGCCCCGCTGAGTATGCTGCTACAACCCGTGCCAAACGGGCGGGCAAGAAAGCCGGGAAACAGTTTGTGAAGCAGCCGCCCAAAGTGGCGGCAAAGACGGCAAGGTATAGGTAATGGCCACCACATCAGGTACCTCAGCGTTTAATCTTGATCTCAATGAGATCATGGAGGAAGCCTACGAGCGGGCGGGGCTAGAGATTCGTACCGGCTACGAGTTTCGTACCGCACGTCGCAGCCTGAACATGCTCACAATCGAGTGGGCTAATCGGGGTATCAACCTGTGGACGGTTGAGCAGGGCCAGATCATCATGAACACCGGGCAGGCCACGTACGCCATCCCGACTGACACCATTGATCTGCTTGACCAAGTGATTCGCACGCAGGCCAACGGGCTGAATCAGACCGACATCAACATCAGTCGCATCTCTGAGCCTACGTACTCGACAATCCCCAACAAGCTGGCTCAAGGGCGTCCGATTCAGGTCTGGATCAACCGCCAGACTGGTGCGTCGTATTCGACAAGTGTCACGCTGGTTGGGAGCATCAACGCATCTGCTACGACCATAAACGTAAGCAACGCCGCGAACCTGCCTGCGGCGGGGTTCATCAACATCGACAGCGAAACTATCGTCTATCAGAACATCGATGGCAACCAGCTTCTGAACTGCTTCCGTGGCCAGAACAATACGACCGCTGCTTCTCACTCCAACGGCGCGGCAATCAGCGTTACAAACCTGCCGTCCATCAATGTCTGGCCTACGCCGAATGCTCCCGGTGATCAGTACATCTTCGTCTATTGGCGCATGCGCCGCATGCAGGATGCAGGCAGTGGCGTAGCGATTCAGGACATTCCTTTCCGTTTGATCCCTTGTCTGGTCGCGGGGCTGGCGTTTTATGTCGCGTCCAAACGCATGGACATCCCGCCAGATCGTATTGGGATGCTCAAGCAGGAGTATGAGCAGCAGTGGGCGCTCGCTTCACAGGAAGACCGAGAGAAGGCTCCTGAGCGGTTTGTGCCTAGGCAGATGTTCTACTGAGGTGACTCGTGCCGAATCGGTTTGCTTCTGGTAAGTATGCAATCGCGGAGTGTGATCGCTGCGCGGGGCGATACATGCTCAAGGAGCTTAAGAAGCAGGTCCTTAAGACGAAGCTGTATAACATCAAAGTCTGCCCGACATGCTGGGACCCGGATCAGCCGCAGTTGCAGTTGGGCATGTACCCGGTGGATGACCCGCAGGCTGTACGTGAGCCGCGTCCCGATGTCAGCTATCAGGTCTCTGGGACGAGTGGGTTGCAGCTTGACCTCACAGGCAACACTACGCCAGACGGTTACGGCTACTCGGAAGGCGGTAGTCGTATCATTCAGTGGGGTTGGGCACCTGTGGGGGGCTCAAAGTTTTTTGATGCCGATTTGACGCCAAACAACTTGGTGTTGACGGTGAATTTGGGTACAGTTACGGTTGTAACGACATAAGGAGTCGATTATGGACAAGATGAAACGGGTCGCTAAAGAAGAAGTGAAGGCGCACGAAAAGCGCATGCACAAGACCAAGGCCATGCGTAAAGGCGGCGTTACCGGTGAGGCGATGCGCAAATTCGGTCGCAATCTTGCTCGTGCTAAGAACCAAAGCGGGGGCTAATCATGGCCAAATTTAGCGACAAAAGAATGGGCAAGGAAGTTGGCCAAGCCAGCGTCTACGCTCAACCGCATACGATGTCTGGTTCAGCAGTTGATGTGACCAACGCTATTCCGGTTGTGTCCGGTGCCAAACTCATGAACGACATGAACTTGGGTGTGGGTGTCATCAGCAAAGGCAACTACAAGCCGGTCAAGACTGACGGTATTGTGATGCGTGGCGCTGGCGCAGCTACCAAGGGCATTAAGTCTCGCGGACCTATGGCTTGACATGAACTACGCTGCGTTGTCTGCTGCTATTCAGGATTACACCCAGAACTACGAAGATGAGTTCGTGGCGAATATCCCCGTCTTCGTCAAACAGGCGGAGCAGCGCATCTACAACATGGTTCAGTTTCCGTCACTACGCAAGAATGTGACGGGCAATGTCACGCCCAACAACAAGTATCTGTCGTGCCCGATTGATTTCCTGTCGGTCTATTCGATGGCTGTGGTTGATGCCACGGGTGCGTACGAGTACCTGCTCAACAAGGATGTGAACTTCATCCGGCAGGCGTACCCGACTCCGTCGGATACTGGGACACCTAAGTACTACGCTCTGTTTGGTCCGACGTTCAGTGCCAGCACGGAGTTGTCTTTCATCCTGGGCCCAACCCCGAACATCAACTATCAGGTTGAGTTGCACTACTTCTTCTACCCCGAGTCGATTGTCACGGCGAACACAACTTGGCTGGGCGACAACTTTGATACGGTGCTGCTCTACGGCTCTCTGGTAGAGGCTTACACGTTCATGAAGGGTGAGACCGATATGATGTCCCTGTACGACGGCAAGTACAAGGAAGCTCTCATGTTGGCCAAGCGTTTGGGCGATGGTTTGGAGCGCAGTGATGCGTACCGCAGTGGGCAGTACAGGATGCCGCCTCTGCCGCAGAATAACGGGGTGCAGTGATGGCGCTCACTGGCAACTACTCCTGCAACACGCTACGGTCGGGGCTTGCCAACGGCACGATCAACTTCGCCACCGACACGTTCTATCTGGCGCTGTACACCAACGAAGCTGCGTTGAATGCCGCAACGACTGCTTACACCACAACTGGGGAAGCGACAGGTGGCAATTACGTTGCAGGCGGGCAGATCGTCACTGCCACCATTGCCAGTGAGGCAACATCCAACGGCAGCACCACGTACGTCAATTTCTCATCCCCCGCGTGGACGGGAAACATCACGGCTCGTGGCGCTTTGATCTACACCCCCGGCGACAATGGTGCGGTGTGTGTTTTGGATTTTGGGTCGGACAAGACTTCGGCCATTTCTTTCACCGTCCAGATGCCTGCAAACACCAGCACATCTGCACTCATTCGTCTCGTTTAAGGAGCCACCATGCTGAACGACAACGCAAAATCAACCGACAAGGCCAACGTGGCTGTGTCTGTTGCATCGACCCCCAACGCTGCCGCTAAAGCTGGCGGTGTGTTCCATGTCCAGTGCCATGATGCTCAGGGCAACCTCAAGTGGGAAGTCAAGGAGCACAACCTTGTGGTCAATCAGGGCCTGCAAGACATGAACACCAAGTACTTCACGGGCTCGGGCTACACCGCTACGTGGTATCTGGGTCTGTACGGCGCGGCGGCAAGCAACAACCCCGCTGCCAGTGACACGATGGCGTCGCACATTGGATGGACGGAGGTCACGGCTTACTCGCAGGCAACCCGCCCGCAGGCGGTGTTTGGCACGGCCACCACGGCGGACCCGTCGGTGATCAACAACTCTGGCTCCCCGGCTGTTTATACGATCAACGGCACCACAACCGTTGGCGGCGCGTTTCTGACGAGCAGCAACACCAAAGGTGGCACGACCGGCACTCTGTTCTCGGCGGTGGACTTCTCTGCTCCGGGCGACCGCTCTGTCGTTGCCAACGACACCGTCACTGTCACGTACAGCTTCAGCCTTGACGCTGCATAAGGAGCCAGATCATGGCCACGATGTTTAAAAAAGGTGAAGTTGTTAAGGTCAAGTCCGTGGTCCCACAGGGCCCGGTCAAGGCGCTGCGCATGGACGAGGATGGCAATGTGTATTGCCTGATCGAGTGGGTGGACGCTGACGGTTCGACGCAAGAGCGATGGATTGATGAGACGCTGTTGATTTCTGGAGATTGATATGCCCTTAGTATTGGCGGATCGCGTACGGGAGACTACCACCACCACGGGCACGGGCACGATCTCTCTGGCGGGCCCGGTCTCGGGCTTTCAGGGTTTCAGCACTGCCATTGGCAACGCAAACACCACGTACTACACCATTGTCGATGCGGCAACGGGGGCGTGGGAGGTGGGCCTTGGCACCTACACATCTGCGGGCAGTACGCTGGCCCGCACCACGGTATTGTCTTCCAGTAACAGTGACGCACTTGTTCCGTTTGCCGCAGGCACCAAGGATGTGTTTGTCACCCAGCCTGCCGAGCGGGCAGTGTATGTGCTTGGCGCAGGCACCGGCCTTGCTGCTGGCGCAGCAGCGTTCACAGCCAATGGCGTTCCCTACGCCAGCGCCACCAACACCCTGACCACTGGGTCTGCGCTGACGTTTGATGGGACTAATTTGCAAGTTGGTGGAAATAGCCAACCAATTATTCGTGCGGTAAGTTCTTCTACAAATAATGCCACCGCTCGGTTATTCACAGATGGCGACACGGTTTACATTGGTAGTGCCAACACATCCACAACTGGTGGCAGTGTTCCTGTGGTGTTTCAGATTGGCGGCTCTGAACAAATGCGCCTGACCAGCACAGGGCTGGGTATTGGGACGAGTTCAATCACCGAGAAGCTGACCGTCAACGGGAACATTCAAGTTCCGTCAAATGGATTTTTGAAGATAGGAACTGGAAACTATCTGTATGCAGATACATCTGCTACAGAGTTGGCATCTGCGACAAAAATAAGCCTTGTTACAAACGGGGCTCTGAGAGCAACCCTCGACTCCTCCGGCAACCTGGGTATAGGGACAAGTTCGCCTTCTCAGAAGCTGCACGTTGTAGGGTCTGTATCTACTGGCTTGTTTGAAGGCAGCACATTTGGAGGCATCACGCTTCAAAAGACGGGCACTAACGGTGTCCAACTATTCAGCGATGCTGCTGGCATTTTTAAGGTCTACAACAATCAAACTGGCGCAACAAACTTAACCCTCGACTCCTCCGGCAACCTTGGTCTGGGGGTTACTCCGAGTGCTTGGGAGGCAAACACCAAAGCGTTGCAAATTGCTAACGCTGGAGCCCAAATAAGTGCGTCCAATACCGGATACAGTGGGGCAAATTTCTTGTGGGTTGGAAATAACTCATACCTAAATACATCAAACAATCAAATATACGCAAGAAGTGCTGCTGCAAGTTTGTATCGTCAAAGCGGGGCAGAACACGCTTGGTTTACCGCCCCCTCCGGCACAGCAGGCAACGCCATCACATTTACTCAGGCAATGACGCTGGATGCGAGTGGGAATTTGCTGGTGGGGACTACGAGTGTTACTGGTGCTGGTGCGTCAGTAGGTCAAATTGTTACTAATTTTAATGGTACTGTTCAAAACGGGATGTATGTAAGCGACACTAATACATCCGCCGGAACTGATAACGCAATTAACTTTGGTCGTGGAGCAACATTGGTTGGTCGTTTAGATACAACTTTAACCTCTCTAACACTAACCAACTTGTCTGACCAACGAGTAAAAAGCAACATCCAAAATTCTGATAGTGCAATTGGACTTGTTAGTTCTGTAAAAGTTCGTAAATTTGATTGGACTATTGACAATACTCACGAAGAATTTGGTTTTGTTGCGCAAGAACTTAATGAGGTTTTGCCACAAGCAGTTTCTGTTGGTAAAACAGAAGACGAAATGTGGGGGGTTAATTTTGTAAAGTTAGTGCCGATTTTAACCAAAGCAATCCAAGAACTCAAAGCCGATCTCGACGCAACCAAGGCCGAATTGGCCGCACTCAAAGGAGCCTAAACCATGACCACTATCACTTGGGTAATTTCTGCCCTCGACTGTATTCCTCAAACCCCAGAGGGCGCAGACTACGTTGTGACGGTTCACTGGGCCTGTAACGGCACAGACGGAGCCTATAACGCAAGCGTGTACTCCACATGTTCTCTGCCTGTTGTTGACAGCGGAAATTTCATCCCGTATTCGTCGCTCACAGAGCAAACTGTGCTTGGTTGGATTTGGGCCAACGGCGTGGATCAAGCAGTCACAGAAGCCGCTGTGCAGCAGCAGATCGACAATCAGATCAACCCTCCGGTGGTTACGCCCCCGCTGCCTTGGGCGGCATAATTGGCACTCCCTCAACCTCAACTGGAGAAACACATGGACGAGAAAGCCGTCAACATCGAACTCAAGCTGCCCCTGCCTGCCGTGAACTACATCATGGCCCTGCTGGGCAAACAGCCGTTTGAGCAAGTTGCCGACCTGATCCAAGGCATCCGCGAGCAAGCAATGCCCCAACTGCCGGTGCCCGAGGTGCCGCAGGCAGAGCAAGTCCAATAAGGCCCGCCGCGTGTGTTTGCCGGGTACGCGTTTGCACAACAGCCCTTTGCCACATCGGTAGGGTTTTACTACACCGCGTCCACGGCAGACACCGCCACTGCGCTCGACTCCGTCTCAGCCCTCGTCGCTTTTCTCAGCACAGCCCCTGAGACCGCTACTGCCCAAGACTCGGCAGCCACAAGAGCAGACCTGTTTTCTTTCGCCGCTGATACGGCCATCGGGCAAGACGCTGCGCTTGGCAACACCGTCTTTCTCAACTTCACCTCAGACACTGCCACCGCAGCCGACCAAGTCTCGGCCCTGCCAACATACCCAGCGCAGACCGCAGACAGCGCAACCGCAGCAGACGAAACCTCTGCACTGCCAACATACTTCACGCTGGCCCAAGAAAACGCCACAGGGCAGGACGCAGCAGCGTCACTCTCAGTCTTTACAGCCCTTGCTGAAGAAGCCGTGGCAGGGTCGGAAGAAGCAGTCAGTGGTAAGAATGCGGGTG